TCGTCGCTGCCGATCTCCAGAACGGCCTGCGCGCGAGTCCCATGCGGCAAGCCTTCCAGCATCGCAAAGATCGCCGGTATGGCGGTCTCGTCACCGATAAACAGGTGCCAATCTGCCTCGCGGATGCAGGTTTGGCCGCGCGGACCGACAGCGGTCAGCGCCGCGCCGGCGTCGGCCCGGGCAAGCCATTCGGCGGTTGCGCTCTTGCCGTGCAGCACGAAATCGATGTCGAGGGTGCGCGCCATCGGATCGAGATTGCGGATTGTATAGTGACGGCGCGCGACACCGGGGCGTTATCTTCGGGTGAACTCAACGAGGCGCTGACGGAATATCGCACGCTATACGGCGAGGACGCAGGCCAGGCGATGTTCGACCAGGAGCTGATGTGTTCTTTTAACGCAGCGATCCTGGGAGCCATGTTCGCCTTCGAAATGGCGGCGGTGCGCAAGGAAGAACGCGTCATCGAGTGCGAAGCCATCGAGGGCGCGCCAGTGCACCGGGCCTGGGACATTGGTGTCACCGATGACACTGCCATCTTTTGGTGGCAGATGCAGGGCGGCCAGGTCGTCATACTTGATTGCTACTCAGCATCTGGCCAGGGCCTCGAGCACTTCGTCGAGGTGATCGAGCGTAAACGCGCCGAGCATGGCTGGATCGATGGCACTGACTGGGTGCCGCACGATGCCAAGGTCAAGGAATGGGGCAGCGGGAAAACCCGCGTCGAGACCATGTCTCAGCTCGGGCTATCGCCGATGCTGGTGACCTGGTCGACGATGCAGGACGGCATCAACGCCGCCAGGCGGACGCTGCCGCTGTGCATCTTCCACCCGCGCTGCGAGCCGGCGCTGGCCGCGCTCGAGCAGTACCGCCGCGAGTGGGATGACGAGCTCAAGGCCTTCAGGCTAACCCCCTTACATGATTGGACCTCGCACTTCGCCGACGCCTTTCGCTACCTCGCGCAGGCCTGGCGCCAGGCGCCGCGGCGCGATGTAGTCGTGCCGATACAACGCGGCTGGATCATTCCGCCACCCCAGGACGCGCCGCGTAAACGTGGGGTGATCATATGAACCAGCAGGATCTGGTCTACCGTCTCCGCACCTGCGCCGCCGCTATCCTGGCGGTGGATCCGCGCGAGAGCTGGGTGGCGCTGGTCAGCGACGACGCTGCTAACCTGATGGTTGAGGCCGCTAACCTGCTTGACGAGCCGCTCGGCGAGCCAATGGCGAAGCTGGAGACAGGGCTAAACCCAACGCAAACACCGAGCGGTCCGACCTGGACCACCAATAACATGGAGCTGCCTGCGGCGGCGCCGCGGCCGTGCCCGGCCTGCGGTGAGATTTCCGCGCGTCGCGTCGACAGAGTGGGTCGTCGCCTGCTGCTGACCTGTCCAGGCTGCAAGCATCAATGGGAGTACGGGGCATAGCATGGCTAAGAAAAACCGCATCCCCGTCGAGGACGATCTGCGCCACGACGACATCAGCTACAACCCGAACGTCGAGCCGGGCAAGGCCAAGGCCTGGCTCAATCTCTTGAGTGAGAGCGAGGACGCGTTCGACGAATGGCACGACCACTGCGACAACATCGACCGGCTCTACGCCTCACTATCGCGGCTGTCGTCGGACCTGGCCTACTCCGGCAAAAAGATACGCGACAAAGAATTTCAGATGTTCTGGGCGAATTGCGAAGTGGTGAAGCCCAGCATTTACGCCAAAGCTCCGATCCCGGTTGTAGTACCAAAATTCAAAGATCGACGGCCGGTGTATCAGGCAGCGTCCGAAGTCGCTGAACGCTGCGCCGTGGTCGCGTTTGATCTCACAGAAATAAACGAGTTGATGCTGCTTCTGCGCGACGATCTCGCCATGATCGGCCGCGGCACGGCCTGGTGTCGGTATGAGAGCGGCAAGGGCAAGGGCTATTACAAGCACGAGAAAGTATGTATCGATTTCAAAGGCCGGCGGGACTTTTTGCATTCGATCTCTCGCAACTGGAGGGAAGTGACCTGGGTCGCGGCTGCAAGCTATCTCACCAGACCAGAGGCGCGCGACCGTTTCAAGGACTACAGTGGCGACGCCTACCAGGACGCGGAGTACAAGGTTGACAAAGAAGCCAAGCAAATCGGCGGCGCCGACGCGCGCGAGCGCGCCAAGTTCTGGGAAGTCTGGGACAAGACCAACCAGCGTGTGCTTTGGGTTGCCCACGGTTGCGAGGACATCCTCGACGAGGATGATCCACATCTCGAGCTACGTAATTTTTTCCCTTGCCCCAAGCCTGCCTATGGGACGCTACAGCGCGGATCGCTTGTACCCGTTCCTGACGTCATGCAGTACCGGGACCAGCTCGACGAAGTGAACATGCTGACCGGGCGCATCCACGCGCTGTCAGATGCGCTGGAAGCCAAAGGCTTCTATCCGGCCGGCGGCGGTGAGCTCGACGAGGCGGTGCGAACCGCGATCGCCATCAAGACGCCAGGACGATTGTTGGTCCCAATCAAGAATTGGGCGACGTTCGGCGGCACCAAGGATCCGATCATATGGCTTCCGATCGACATGATCGCCCAGACCATCACGGGCCTGGTCGCCCTCCGAAAGGAGGTCATCAGCGACATTTATCAGATAATGGGACTATCCGATATTATGCGGGGGGCGACGGACCCAAACGAAACCCTTGGCGCCCAACAATTGAAAACGCAGTACGGGAGTACAAGGATTCGGGACAAGCAGCACGAATTAGTGCGGCTTTCGAGAGATCTAGTCGAGATCTGCTTGGAGATTGTCACCTCGAAATTTTCGGACGTGACGATTATCGAAATGAGCCAGACGCAGCTGCCGACCAACCAGATGCAGGAGCGGAGCGCGCAGCAGATCCAGGGCAAGATCCAGCAACTGGTGCAGCAGGCAACGCAGGCAGTGCAGAACCCGCAGATCCAGCAGCAGGCGCAACAAAACCCACAAATGGCGCAACAACTGATGCAGCAAGTGCAACAACAGATGCAGCAGGCGCAAAAAGAACTGCAGAAGATCCAAGAGCAGCCGACGATCGATCAGGTCCTGCGCTTCCTGAAGGACAGCCGCGCTAAGGCTTTCGTCCTAGATATCGAAACCGATTCCACCATCATGCCGGACGAGAACGCCGAGAAGCAGCGGCGGACTGAATTTACCCAGGTGCTCGGCGGCCTGCTGCAACAGCTCTCCGCCATGATATCCGCCGAGCCGCAGACCGCGTCATTCGCCGGCGAGGTGCTGAAGTTTTCCACCGCGCCGTTCCGCGCCGGCCGCTCACTCGATGGCGCAATCGACGAGCTGGTCGAGCAAATGAAGGCGAAGGGCGAGGCCGGCAAGGGCGATGACCCGACCACGGCCATGGGCAAGATCCAGCTCCAGATTGAGCAGATGAAGCAGCAGACCGAGAAGGAAAAGATCAAGGCGCAGTCCGACATGAAGGCCGCCGAGCTCAAGCAGAAATCGCAGGAGCACACCGAGAAGCTGCAGAACGATCGCAGCATCAAGCAGATGGAGCTGCAGGCCAAGCAGCGCGACACCGAGGCGGACGCGCAGCAGGCCAACCAGGACGCGATGCACGATCGCGAGAAGCATCAGTCCGAGATGATGAAAAAACAGGTCGACGTGCAAATCGCGCAGGAGAAGCAGCGCCTCGCCGCCGAGCAAATGAACATGCGCCGCGGTGACATGCAGGCCAAGCAGCAAGAGCGCCAGGCCATGCAGGCCTTCAAGATGTCGCAACCGCCAGGCGGTGGGAGGGTGTGATGCCGCGGATGGGTGATATCGCCGACCTCTACAGCGACCTGCGCAAGACGCCTACCAACCCCGGGGAGATTAACAATGGTTGCGTTCAACAAATATAATGCTTTTGTCGACGAAATGTCGAAGGGCGGACACAATTTGCAAACCGCGGTCTACAAGATCGCACTGAGCAACACCGGACCGACTGGCGGTAACGGGCTTACCGATGCGACGTGGTCGACCGGCCTCTACCCGGCGCCGACGGCGGCGAACGGCTACACCGCCGGCGGTAACACCCCGACCGTTACCAGTGCCGCTACGGCATCCTACATTTTCAAATTGGTCTTAGCAGATAGTGTATTCACCGCCACCGCGGGTGGCATTGGGCCGTTCAGATACGCCTACCTCTACAATTCTTCTGCGTCCAACAAGCTGGTCGGCTGGTACGATTACGGCAGTAGCATCACGCTGGCCGACACCGAAACCTTCACGGTTGACTACGACCCGACCAACGGCGCCGTCCAGATGACGATGACCCCCTAACCCCTGAAGGACCGTCACAGTGGCTGTAACGGTCTACACGCCATCACCGGCGCTGACGCTAAACGACGCTAACGCCAACACGAATTTTCGTGTGTTGGTTAAGCTGTCGGCTGCGTCGAACGGCTCGTTGCGAGTTCGCTTCCAAGCCTCGTTTTCGAATGCGCTGGAAATTTACGGCGCGTCGTTCGGCAAGTGGGACGGGGTTACCCTAGGCCCCTCCAACTGCGACATGACGACAACGCCGTTTCGGCTGACGTTTGGCGGCAGCAACAGCACGACAGTTGCGAGCAACAGCACGGTAACGTCGGATCTTATTGCGCATCCCGGCTTGACGTTGAACGCAGGCGATTGGGTCATTGTCGCGTTCTACAACAATAATGATAACACCGCGTTCGCTGGTCAGAAGTATAGTTCCGGCCACACCACTGCGACGACGATGTTTAAGCAGGACACCGGCGTTTCAGACCGGAGCCAACAGCAAACCATTACCACTGACGGTGCTTGGAACATCGTTGCTAATATCCAGCCCGGCAGTAGCGGCGGCTATAACTTCTCCGTTGACCTTGTTGAGAGTAACGATCCGGCCGGCTCGCCGTACACGATGGTGGCGGGGACCGGCACGGTGGCGCTGGCCGGACAGGCCGCGACGCTGTCAACGACGGCGCCGGTATGGACGTTCGTCGGTGTTACCGAAGCGGCGGTCAACGCCAGCGGCAACTACACGCTGACCGAGCCTGCGGGGGTCGCGCAGGGTGATCTGTTAATCGTGGACTTTGCTGTTCGCGGTGCCGTTATCTATACCAATGCGGCGTGGACGTTTACGCAAAGCGACGCGGGCGGCAACACCACCAACGCCACTACCGCGTCCGACACTTCGTTTCAGGCGGGGTACTGTATTCGTGGCGCGAGCCCGCCAAGTTACGTATTTGCGCGCACGGGCGGTTCGCGCGCATTAGGCACGGTGCGGGCGTATCGCTCGAACAAAGGCGCTCCGGTCTTTGACACCAGTATGAAGTTCGCTCAAACGACGGCTAGCTCAACTATCACTATGAGTCCGTCGATTACGACGGCGACGACGAATGAACTAATTGTTTCGGGCGTCTATATAGCACGCGCTGCGGGCGTGGCTGATAACGCTTCCAACATGGTTGGCGCGACGAACCTCACTGGTGCTTCCGGCGCGATTAACACTTCAATTGCCCCACAGATTAATACTTGGACCGAGCGATCTGATCGCGGTAACGCCACTAGCCCGAGTGTCGCTTTGGCTTGCTACGACGCCGTAAAACCGACATCCGGTGCTACGGGTTCGCTGTCGGTTACAGGGCCTGCTTCTGCGCTACACGGCATGATCGTGATGGCGTTCAAGCATCCTACGGTCGTTCACCGCACGATGACCGCGGATACCGGCACGGTGGCGCTGGCGGGCCAGGCCGCAACGCTGACTTATACGCCTGTGGCTGGCGCATTCCCGCCGTTTCGGTCGTTCGACAATACGACCTATGCGAGCCGGACCAACACGACGGTCAACGCGCCCGCGGGGGTCGTCGACGGCGATATTATTTTGCTGTCGTTGTTTCAGCTGCACGGTTCTGAGTCAGTGCCAGCGGCGACGTTCCCTGCGGGCTTCACTATTATCGACAGCACGCTTGTTAATGATGGTTTCGGGTTTTACGGCTCGTTCAATTTAGCGTGGAAGCGGGCGTCGGGCGAAGGCAGCAGCTACACGATCACGCATGCAACCGGCAACACGCAAGCCGTTGTCGCGGCGTATTCGGGCTGCGTCGCGTCGGGTTCACCAATTGATGCGTATTCCAAGAACCCGCAAATTGCCACTAACACTAGTGGTGTTCCCGGCGCAGGAAGGGCGAACAGCGTCACAACGACAGTCGCCAACACCAAATTGGTGTTCTGGCAACACAATTGGGATGCCTCGACGACGCTGACGCCGCCGACCGGCTTTACCGAACGTTACGATCATCTGACGTATTTCGCCGACAAGGATAACGCGCCGATAGGCGCGACGGGCAACGTCGATCAATCACAGGCGTCAAGCAGTCCTTCTTCGTTGTGGTTGATTGCGCTGAAGCCCGCGGCGGGGGGCGGCGTCACGCACCGCACGATGCCAGCGGCGACCGGCACGGCCGCGCTGTCGGGGCAGACCGCGGCGCTACGCAGCGCACGCAGGCTGCCGGTGACCAACGGCACGGCCGCGATGAGCGGCCAGCCCGTAGGGTTACGCGTTGGGCGCAAAGTGCCGGCGGGCACTGGTACGGTGGCGCTCAGCGGCCAGAATGTTACGCTGCGTTACAGCCGCAGAATGCCTGCCGGCCTCGGCACGCTGACGCTGGCCGGGCCCGTGGTCAACCTGATCTGGTCCGGCGCCGGCTCCAAGACCCTGCCAGCCGGGATTGGCTTCCTGGGGCTGGGCGGCCAGCCAGCCACGCTGCGTTACAACAGGAAGATGCCGGCCCTGACCGGCACGCTGACCATGAGCGGTCAGGCCACGGCGCTGTGGTACGGCCGCAACACCAAGATGACGGCGGGCCTGGGAACGCTGACGCTGAGCGGCCAGGCCACCGAATTGTTGTATGGCCGCAACATCAATATGCCGGCGGAGGCGGGGACGCTGACGCTGGACGGCCAACCCGCTGCGCTACGGCGGACGCGCGGGATCCCGGTCGACACCGGCGCCCTCGTCCTGAGCGGCCGGATCGCGGGGCTAATCTATACCGAGCGTGTCCGATACACTCTACCCGCTGAATGTGGTGTGGTACGGTTAAGCGGAATCAGCGTGGATCTGAGGACGCAGCGCCGGCCGCCGAAGCCCCAAATGTTGAATTTCGGGCACACGGTTTACCTCAGGTAGGAATTTAACCCCAAGGAGAAGGCCATGGCCCAGAACGCGTTAACGGTTACCCCGCCCAATCCAACGCCGCCGACGAACCTGTCGACGGTCGGCAACACACCGCCGCTAGATCCGAGCCAGCCCGCGGTCGACGACGGCATCCCGGCCCCGGTGCCTAATTCACGGCTGCTGACGCCCGTCGTCGACGCCTCCTACAACGAGCCGAGCCCGAACAAATTCGTGTTTGCGGCCAAGACCGCCGCGACCTCGACGCCGCCCGCGCCAGGCGCCGGCATGAGCGTCGACCACGAGGGCAAAGGCACCGAGACGCTGGTGACGCTGGCCTACACGCCACCCTACACCGGCGGCACCGCGCATAACTCGCTCTACACGGTCGGCGCCGGCCCGGTCGAAACGGCGGCCACCAGGGCGGCCGGACCGAACGCGACCCATGCCTCGAGCCTGACGCCGGCGACAGTGCTGACACCGACGCTGACCACCGCCACCAGCGCCGGCGCCGGCAACGTCTCCGGCTCCGGCTACGCCACGGTGACCGCGACCGGCACCAACTTCAAGCGCGACGCCGTCATGAACGTCGGGGGTCAAAATTACATGACCACCTACGTCTCACCGACGTCGCTGACCTGCTACGCGCTGAAACGCACCACCCCCGGCCAGGTGCCGGTCAACGTCACCTCCATGGGGATCACCACGGCATCCCAGAATTGGACCCTGTCATGAGCAAAGCGAAGGACGAGCAGCAAGACGCCAACATCCTCGATCCCAACGTCGACCCTAACGCCGACCGCAGCGTCGACCCTGCTCAAGATCCGACGCTCGACGAGGCGGAGCGCGATCGTATCAACGCCGAGAAGCTTGAGGCCAAGTTCCACGGCTACACCCCGGCCCAGGCCGAGCGGATCCTGAAGGAGCGGGACCAGCCGCAGCCGCAGGTGCCGGAGGATCTTGATCCGCAGCGCATCGAGGCCTCGGAGGCCGAGGCCCAGCGCAAGCTGGATGACCCGGCGGCGGCGCAGAGGGAGTGGGACGAGCAGCGCGCGGCCCCGCTCCAGGAGCCCTGGACGCAGGCCGCCAGGGATCAGGAAGAGGCGCTGGACAAGGTTGATGCCAAACGCGAACGCGAGCGC